ATGTTTTGCGAAGAAAAAGTAGCTCAAATGGCTGCATACCTACTTCTTAAGCGAGGTGGGCGCATGGCATATCTGAAATTGATGAAGCTGCTCTATCTGTCTAACCGCAAGTCGATTTTGAAGCATGGCAGGATGATCGGCGAAGATAGCCTTTACTCTATGAAATTTGGTCCAGTCATGTCGAATACGCTGAACTTGATTCGTGGTAAGGCTGAAGGCATTGGTGACTACTGGTACAACTTGATAGAGACGAACGGGCATGATGTGTTGTTGCGTTCAGATCCGAGGGAAATGGATGCAGACGAGGTCTTTGATGAGTTGAGCCGTGCAGATATCCGGATTTTAGATGAAATCTATTCTCTGTATGGGCATATGAACCGATTTGATCTCGCAAACATGACGCATTTAGAAAGCGTTTGTCCAGAGTGGCACAATCCTGGCAATTCTCGTAAGCCTATAGACCTGAAAGAAATGCTGATCAGTGAGGGTAAAAGCGAGGATGAGGCTAATCGCATAATTGGCAAAATGGAAGAATCTCAGAAACTTAAGGAATTTTCTTTGCAATTATCATGACGGATTATCAGCCATACAGGAAAGGAACTGTGCTTGCCCCAACTGGGCCATGCAATCATCTTCATGTGATTTGTAATGATCCTGTTTATTACCCCGTTAACGATTGTTATTGTGTTTTAGTTGTTAATATTTCTAGTATCAAGGATGGGGTTCCCCACGATCCGTCTTGCGTCTTGAATTCAGGTGATCATCGCTTTATCAAGCATCCAAGTTATGTTGTTTACGCTGAAGCTATAATTTGGCGAGTGGATAACATGGTTAGAAAGCAGCAATCGGGTGAGATTTCTGTTCATGATGATATGCCAGAAGCTACATTCAATAGAATTCTGGACGGTTTTGATATATCTGATGAAGTTACGCCAAAGAACCTTAAATTTAAAAATAAATATTGCGTATCATCTATTGATGATGAGTAAACAACAGGAATTGTTTCGGTATAACTTCTGGAGTTTTCTATGGAAGATCAAAAAGCAACCAAGCCACAGGTTAAGTTCGACACAATGAAAGCATTCGCAGGTATGGGTGCTGCTGTTGAAGTTCTGATGAAGGCTGCTCCTAATGCGTTCACTCACGCTACTGTCTCTGGTAAAGAGCAGCAGGGTAAGCTTCGTCGTCGCAAAGCAGCATGATCATAGCTGGTGCTTTTTGAAAACCCGCCTTCAGGCGGGTTTTTTCTTTAGTGATGTTCTTTGCCCTTCTGTTTGACTGTTCTGACCTGTTCCCACTCGATACGTCCTTCTTCTCGCCTTTTGTCTATGTATTCCGCAAGATCTTGAATATTGATGCAACGTTTTGCTTTTTGTGATGTGCCGATGCGATATGTTGGAACGGGCAACTTACAAGCGTTTGCTTTTGCTTCTGCCGTGGCTGGACTCATACCAAAGTACTTTTGGCTAACTGCTGAGAGTTCAATATTTGGGGTATTGAATTCAGCCATCAGTAAAAACAAGGTGTTCATAATTTTCTCCATCAAAACCGGCTGCACCCGGGAAAATCATAATTCTGTGCTGGTGGCAGGAATTAATTTCTGCCAGATAGCTGAAACATATTTTGCCTGATGACGAGCATCAGCCAGGGCGTTGTGCCGTTCGCCATCGAAAGGCATGTCCATTTTGGGGTCGAATCCGATGGAACGCCCAAGCGTAACGATCGTGCGTACATCGTGATCATTCCAGTACGCCCATGGGCAGATTTGTCCTGCTCGTTCATAAGCTCCGCGTAAAATTACGTTGTCGAAGGTGGCCCCGTTACCCCAAACTTTTAAATATTTCGTATTGTCTGCGTGCCGATTAATGAAATGGCTCAGTTCAGAGAGTGCATCGCTGATCGACAAAGTATCATCAATACAGATTGCAGCTCGTGCTTCAGGGCTTTGTTTCAACCACCACAGGATGGTATCGCCGTCAGGTGTGGCCCCTTGCTCCATAGCACTGTCCAGGCTGACAACCGCATAAAATTCTTGTCCGATGTCTCCGGTTTCTGGAGTGAAGAACACCGCGCCAATGGAAACGATCGGTGCATCCTTATTTTTCCCCATCGTCTCAAGGTCGATCATTAAGTTGTTCATCACTTCACCTCCTGCGGCGGTTCCGGTAGCGGCATCCAGTGAGTTGCTTGCTCAATACCATTACCCGGCTTAATCGTTGCATCTCCGCGCCGAAAAGTGCTTCCGGTATAGCGTGCGGAGCATATTAGCGGTTCAACCAGAGAGCTATCGAAATTCACCGAAATGAGCACGTTCTGGCCCTTTTCCGGCATTCGCTCACTACAGCTTATCCAACCATCCGGAGTTACCGGAAGCGAGAACGGCAGCACATCTCTGTGAACAAGTTTTTGCTGTGACAGGTTATCCAGAACTTTCTGTACTGCTGCATCACCGAATACACCAAGCGCATCTGCCATAACTCCTACAACCTGATAAGCCTCAGCGCATACCGTGGATAAACCATCCGGAATTACCGGAGAGTTGCCATTTATATCGAAGTTTGGCTCTGCGTCCTGAACCAGGAGGATGTAACCATTCTTGGCAGTATCAAGTTCTAACGCCTCGGTGACGGTGCCGAAATAGCGATTACCTAAATCAGCATCACAAGTGCTTACATCAATGGAAACTTCCATGCCTTCGATTAATTCTGGCAAGTTGTAAGTTTGGCTTACAGGTTGGCTACCCTGAAGCATGGAGGCGCGGTGACACCAGATAATCCAGCCAAGCGCCATATCCCATGCCATGTATTCTCTATCGCCATTTTTTGCCCTACGGCGATCTACAGATTCCCCGAAACGCTTCTCCATAAATAATTCATAGGCTGCTCGTTCATCCGATACTGCTGCCAGTGATGCCAGTGCAATTTTTAATGCGGTAAGCATGTTGTTTTGATCTTCATCGAGTCCGAACGGTATTTCATCCCGTGCTGACTCAATGCTGGTAATCGTGTTCTGTAACCATTCTTTGGTAAGAGTATTCATAACTATTTCACCTTAATCTCAACATTTCGCAGCTTTAGCTCTACTGGCAAGTCTGACTTTCCTGTTAATGCTAATGCGAGATTTTCAGGAGTAATGAGAGCTGTTATTGTTTTCCCCATCGCCAGACGAATAATCATTCGTATCTCGCGATCGTCACATGCTCCCGGTCGAACAATTGATATTTGTCCGTTCATCTCACTCTCCTTTGATGCCAATGTTTACAGCCTGACAAGCCTCTTTGAGCACCCAGTCAACAGCGTCTTTCCATGCTCCGGTTTCGACTGGCGGATTTTCACTCTTAACCTGTTCATAGAAGCGCACCGCTTTAATCAATCCTTCGGGTGTCAGTGGCACAGGCTGGGCCGTGAATAACGCCTGAATTTCATAGTTCGGCCTGTCGTTGCAATCCTCTTTTGTCGGTACATATTTCCAGTCACCAACCCACGGCTTCTCCTGAAAGTTCGTAACGCCTTTTCTCACGTAGCGATATCGCCATGTCACCGGTTCGGCTTCCAGCGATGCCAGCGCGACTTTAAATGCGGTAAGTACGTTTTTAACCACATCGATTTTGAATACTATTTCATCACATACAAACGATTTATCGTCTACTACCGTTTCAATTCCGGTAATCGTGTTTTGTAGCCATTTGGTTAATTCAGCCATTTTTCATTACCGCCCTTTCGGGCGGTCTCCTGATGTTCTGAGGGTGCAGGAATCCCTCCGGTTAAGGATTAAATTTTATTTACAGAACTGAATTTAATTATTCAGATATACGTATCTGTAACCTTACGAACCTACTCACTGGCTGCCTCCTTTGCGGATCTGCGCTGCGATGCACGAAAAAAAAGACTCTCGCGTATGACTGTTAAGAGCTGGCGCGAACGCCGCGTTAAGAACGGCAGTATCACAGCCGTCATCGATATAGAGCGCAATTTTTTTCTCCAGGCGTGCTTTGGCTTCCTGCAACTGCATACCCCGGCACGCACGCGGGATATACTCAGCAATTTGAGCGATAGATTTTTCGTTCTGTTTAAATATGCTTCACCTCGATAGGCTTGATGGTATCGATCAGCAGTCGGCGGCGAGTATTTTCTGCAAAGTGGCGGCGTCCGTTTTCTTTGTGGTAAAACTCGTTTTTTCCGACGACCCACATCCGCTTTGTCTGGTGCAGTTTTTTTACCTGCGGACCGTCTCGGGTGATAACAATTCCCGTATGAGTTTTTATCACGCTCATTTCTTATTCTCCGGTGCTTTCGGCATTACTGCCCAGTGAGTGATATTGACCTTTTCAAGGTCCCCGACCTGAAATGTCCACTGCCATTCTCCGGTTTCTTTTTGTCCCCAGGTGTACCAGAGAGAACGCCAGCCAATTAGCCAGCCTTCTCCGTTAGCATCAAATAACAGAACACTTTCATTTGCTGGCGGCAGTTCAGCTGACACTGGTATTATTTTGTTTTCCAGTGCCGCACATTTAGCTTCAAGCGCATCGAATTTACGTACCAGGTACTCAGCATTTGTTTCATTCACTTTCAGATCTCGCGGTACACATTTCCCGCGAAGAAACCCTTCCATTTCGAAAACATTCATGCGCATTTGCGTAACTCCGATAACTCGTTAAAACGTTCCATAAACATCCCGTAGGCATGGCCTGGCGACAGTGGAATAACTTTGAACATCTCTGTTGCCGGGATACCTTCCAGAACAGGCCAGAAAGAGCCATCATCAAGCCCGAGATCACGGCGTTCGGTTGCCAGCATAATGAGATCGGCATATTTCACTGGCGTGCTCATAACAGGAGGTAACCCGTATTTCTCACGGATTACGGCGTCTATTTTTTCTTCCATCCGTTTATAGTCAGGAAGAAGTCGTTTCAGTGGCGCGGGGATGTCCTGGCAATATGCTTCTGTTGCATCATGCATTAACGCTTCAAAAGCAAATTCTTGCGGCACCAGCTGGCTGCAAAGCACCGCATGCTGGGCGACACTGTAGAAGTGTGAAAGATGTCCTGCAAAGCGACAGATATTTGAAAGGGAAACTGCGATATCGTTAATATCGATGTTGTCTTTATTTATCCTGTCATAATAAAAATGCTTCCCGGAAAAAGTTTTAATAAATGACATTTTGTTCTCCACGTATATGCGCTGCACTGCGCTGAGCTCGGGTAAAAGGAAGCCCTCACCATCCGGCGATTATTGAGTCAATTACGTTTCCATAAATGCCCCCGCAGGGGCATTTGCAGTAATGAAATCAGGCGGTGAAAGTACCAATAAAGGTTTCTACTTTGCTGTCCTTGAATTTCTCAACAAGCAGATCACGAAATTCGTTAGCCATTTCTTCCTGGACTGCTTCCAGCTGAATAATGCGCAGAACCAGTACAGGACGATCGCCAGTGATAATGCTGAGGCGTAATTTAAACGGACGTTCTTTCAGGCCTTCAAACGGAACGCATTTAAATTCAAATGCCACTGGCATAATGTCTTTGGTCTTCGCTTCGACAGACTCCATCAGGGAGCGTTTGCCGCTGAAGTCATTATCTTCAAAATCAGCGGTCTGGTTTGCTTCAATCGTGATTTTACGGACTGCCGCAGCCGCTTTTGTTGCCTGAATGGTGTCACCATTAGCATCAAAGCCTACAAGGTAGTCGGCCCAGTCTTCGATCCATTCTGCCAGTGACTTCTGGGAGTTACGCTCGCCATTAACAGACAACAGAGCAGAGAACGGTGCTGTCTTTTTCAGTTTGAGAGTGGCAGTGTTATCTGCGTGACCTGGTTCATCAATAGTACCCAGGTTAAGCACACTGACGGCACGCATATTATCGGCATCGATAAAGCAGCGGGTGCCTTCATCTGCAAGATCTTTAGAATAACGGGTAAAGTCATCGATGCTGGCAGTGGAAAGCGCACCACGGAAACGGAAGCGATTTAAATTAAATTTTTCCAGATCATGAATGCGGAAATTCTCAGGCAATGCCACAGCATCGGCACCAATCTTACTGATAATTTCATTAACACCCTGAGCAGAAATAAGGGCATGGATTTGATTAATTGCGGTTGCGTCTAAGTTCTGAGACATAATAAGTCCTCACTATATAAAGATATTCAGTGATGAGATAAATAATCAGTTAATTAAGAACGATATTAATGACCTGCTGCGCGTAGTTTTCCGTCAGGTTCACCGGCAAGAGTCAGTAATTGTCCCTGGTCTTCCTGCAGAATAGTCAGGCGACCACCGCGATTGACATACATCGGCGTTTCGGTGGTGTCTTCTTCGGAAATTTTCCCGCGGTTAGTCGGGCGAACATATGAGAGTTTGTGTTTGATTTTCACACGGTTCTCATCAAATGGTTCGATTTCCAGGTTGAGTGAGACCTTACCTTTGGTTTTCGTGTTCATCACACCGGAAGCGACTTCACTGAGAACTGCGCCGATTTTGGTTTCAAATACGCCGCCGTCCAGCTCCCCGATAAATGCCTGCACATCAGTACTGCGTTCGCTAGCCATTTTGCTGCTCCTCATCATATCGACCCTGCAAGGTCGGTTGGTTTCTCCACAAAACAGAGAAGAACACCTGCGGTGGCAGCCGCCCGGATGGATTGGGTTATGAGCCCGTCGTCCGGTGATGCTCTTCTCTGTTTTGTAAAAAGAGCGGTACCAGCCGGAAGCAAGTGTACAAACTGGTACCGCCAAAGCAGTGGCTGTTGTGGTGATCGGTGATGATCTCCGGCTTGCGGTTATTTCAGACTCTCACGGGCATTTAATTGCCCCGCCGAACAGCTCTTTTCCGCAATAGCTGCAATGTCTTTCGCGCATCAGCCTGCGCATTCACCACAACGCTGAGAGCACTTAGCCAGTTACGGCACCACACTTTGTCGCGGTTCCATAAATGCCCTCATAGTTGCACCCTGGTCTCTTCCCAGGCGTCAAACCGAATCGCCACGCTGGTTAGGCGTCTTATCAGCATCATCATTGACTTGCACATTCCGGCTACCTGGTTTGTTTGCCCGAGCAAGGAGTGGATTGTCCCCTTTAACGTCCCCAGACCGCTAACGACGCATGTGCCATACGCCGTGTTACAACCAAATTTTGTTAGTACCTTGTTTGTTGGTCTGGAAAGAAAGATAAAATGAAGTTGCGTATTATGCAAGTATTTTTGTTGCGAGATATGCAATTTGATGGGTAATGAAAAGCCACCTTCGGGTGGCTAATTGATGAGGAGGTAAGGGTTAATTGTGTCGCTTAAGGGTTTGTGACTGGCTGATTAAGACCTTTCCAAAGACCATAAACCGGTGTTCATTTTCGCTGGTAATTCCCCATTCACGATAAATCTGGTTATCAGAAATCACCAGTAGTTTGTCAGGTATCATTTGCAGTCGTTTGACATAAATTTTATCATCAAAACCAAATACATAGATACCATCTCCATCAAACTGATTGATACTGACATCAACGAAGATGAGATCTCCTGGCTCAATGGTTGGACACATACTGTCCCCACGAACGTTGATAACTTTAATGTGATTTGCTGGCCGTCCGCCAAACATCGATACAGCATTATCAGTTCTGTATTCAATGGCATGAATCACATCAATGACATCTCCGCCCTGGATAAGGCCATTTCCCGCACTGGCACTGATATCCAGCATTTCAATACGGAATACATCCTTCACCTGCGCAATATCCTCACTAATACTGTTTTTACATACAGTATTACTTTTGAAGTCTGAGGTAAAGAGATCAGCAATATCAACACCTAAGCTCCTGGCAATATTACTCAGGGCTTGTTCAGTGAATTGTTTCTGCTTACCTGTTTCGAGGCGCGAGATATTCGCCGCATCCACTCCTATTGCTTCAGCGAGATCGGCGATTTTCATGTTCTTCGCCTGGCGAAGTTGTCTGACTCGATTTCCTATGTTCATGCGTTTATTACATTTCTTTATTGCGCGTTAAGCAAATCAACTTGCGCAAAATATTTGCGTGAAATAATATGCTCATCACGCAATATGTGGAGGTTATATGCAATCACCATTACGGAATGTGCGTAAGGCGCACGGATTTACTTTGCAGCATGTTGCTGCGGGCGTTCAGGTCAATCCAGCGACGCTGAGTCGTATTGAAAGACTGGAACAAATTCCATCTATCGAGCTTGCAGAACGTCTGGCCAATTTTTTTAAGGGAGAAATCAGCGAAATGCAGATTCTCTATCCTGCACGCTTTCAATCTAGTCAAAACCGGAATGAGTTAAAACCACAGGAACAGGAGGTAAGCCGTGGGTAAGCATCACTGGAAAGTGGAAAAACAGCCTGAGTGGTACGTGAAAGCTGTCAGAAAAACTATCGCGGCGTTGCCGGGGGGTTACGCTGAAGCTGCTGAGTGGCTGGATGTAACAGAGAACGCTTTATTCAACCGCCTTCGTGCCGATGGCGATCAGTTTTTTCCGTTGGGATGGGCAATGGTTTTACAGCGTGCGGCTGGTACTCACCACATTGCGGATGCTGTCGCACAGTCTGCTGGTGGGGTGTTTGTATCACTTCCAGAAATTGAGGAAGTAGAGAACGCCGATATAAACCAGCGCCTGCTGGAAGTCATCGAACAGATCGGGAGTTACTCAAAGCAGATTCGTTCGGCAATCGAAGATGGGGTAGTGGAGCCACACGAGCAGACAGCAATTAATGATGAGTTGTATCTGTCAATTTCGAAGCTCCAGGAGCATGCAGCACTGGTCTACAAAATCTTCTGCGCTCCAGAAAAGAGTAACGCCCGCGAGTGTGCAGCTCCGGGCGTCGTGGCGTTTTGTGTCTGTGGAGAAACTAACGCATGAACAGTTTAACGGCAAATAACCGTTTGTCGCAACAGCTGGTGGTCAGTGTCGCTGCACACCTGTTGTTACGGCATGAATGCAGATTACCAAATCACCTGGCTGTAAGTAACCACAGAGAACTTTACCTGACTGTGGGGGGCGAGTTGTGCGGGAACTTAACCGCTGGTTTCGTGACGGAAGAGGACTTTATGTTCATGTTATTCGTTGGGAGCCAGAAACACAGCGCGTTATCTATCTTCGCAAAGACTACCCGCATGAGTGCTTTAGTCCTTTGTGGAAATTCAGGCGTGATTTTGTTGAGTGTGAAGGACCACCAGCATATTGACTCTGCAATTCCGGGACGTTACACTGTTCAGGCACCTTATAAAGCGGGTGCCGGGATTGGCGTCCTGAAATTGTCAACGGCGATGTATGACGCGCCAGCGTCTTTTTTATCGTCCGCATTTGCTCACATCCAGATTATGGTGGGCTGGGCGGGGGCACCGAAAGGTGCGCCGGTCTCCGTTGACGCCGGTTACGCCAACCCCGTCCAGTTCACCACCAGTGAAATTGGCGTTTCCGGTGGTGGAAGTTTTTCACTGTCAACGGAGGCTGCCATCATGGCTACGATCCAAGCCCTCACTCAACCTGAAATCACCATTGACAACGGCCAGGCCGTTACCACTTCTTTGGCTGTTGCCAACTTCTTCTCCAAGCGTCACGACGATGTGCTGAAAAAGATCCGCACTCTGGATTGTTCCCCTGAGTTTTGTGCCCGCAATTTTGCGGAGACATCGATTTCGGTAAATCAACCGAACGGTGGTACACGCAAGCTCCCTTGCTATCAAATCACACGAGACGGTTTTGCGTTTCTTGCTATGGGTTTCACGGGTAAACGTGCTGCCCGGTTCAAAGAGGCATACATCAATGCCTTTAACCAGATGGAAAAACTGCTTTCAAAGCCATCCACGCTGAGCGATGCCGCAGATAACGCCAGCGTGCTTTACTCCCACCTGTCGGTAATCCACAAGGTCTGGCTGCAGCAGCTTTATCCTATGTTGGCAAAAGCTGAATCTCCGCTGGCTGTTAGCTTATATGATTATATTAATGATGCTTCGGCGCTGGCCTGCCTCATAAATTTGTCGCTGAACCCTTCAGAGGTAAGGGGGCGCAAATGATCCGGAATATTTTCAAACGGTTTACCAATCAGACTTTCCGTTGTCCTCGTCCGGGTCAGTGGTACACCACACCTGCAGGGCATGTTCTACGTGTTAGCCTGGTTGACCGTGAATGTCAGAAGGTGATTTGTGAACCGCTTGGCCGTAATTACCGCGTCAGTATGCCGCTTATAGCCTTTCGCTCCGGAAAAAACATGAAGCATCTCGGAGGTGCAGCATGAGTATGGAGCTGATGGTTAAAGCGATGAAAATTCGAGTGGGTAATCCATTGCGAAAACTGGTTCTGATCAAGCTGGCTGATAATGCCAGCGATCAGGGTGAGTGCTGGCCCAGCTACCAGCATATTGCTGACCAGTGCGAGATTAGCAAACGTTCTGTGATGAATCATATTGCGGCTCTTTGTGATTCCGGACTGGTAAAAAAAGTCACCCGGAAAGGTGAAAAAGGTAACTCAAGTAATATCTATCTCCTTCATCTTGATGGTGCAGGAGATTCACTAGGGGGTAGTGCAAATAATTCACTATCTGGTGCAGCAAATTCACCAGGTAGTGCAGGAGTTGCACCAGGGGGTGGTGCAGGAGATTCACCCAGAACCAGTCACTCTTTTGAACCAGTCAAAGAACCAGTCAATGAACCAATAGCTGTTGGTGCATCTGCTGATGAGTCTGTGCGAGTTCGTTCAAACCGACCGGAATACTCTCCGGAGTTTGAGCTGGCATGGCTGGCATACCCCAAACGTGCTGGTGGCAATTCAAAATCTGCAGCCTTCAAAGCCTGGAAAGCCCGTTTGAATGAGGGGGTAAAACCCGAAACCATGCTGGAAGGTGTGAAACGCTACGCGGGCTGGGTATCTGCGATGGGTAACAGCGGCACACAATTTGTGAAACAGGCTGTCACGTTCTTTGGCCCGGATCGTCATTTCGAAGAGTCCTGGGAAGTTCCTGCGGTATCTGCAGCCAGACGCGAGGACCCGTACTTCAAAGCCAGTTACGACAACGTGGACTACAGCCAGATCCCGGCAGGATTCAGGGGGTGATCATGAGTCTGTTAAATGACGTTCAGAAATTCATTGAAGCCCATCCGGGCTGTACTTCCGGAGACATTGCGGATGCTTTTTACGTGGGGGCTTAATGAGTAATAAATATTGCCAGGCGCTGGTAGAACTGCGGAACAAACCAGCCCATGAACTGAAGGAAGTGGGCGATCAGTGGCGCACGCCGGACAACATTTTCTGGGGAATTAACACCTTGTTTGGTCCGTTTGTTCTGGATCTGTTCACTGACGGTGATAACGCCAAATGTGCCGCGTATTACACGGCGGAAGACAACGCGCTGGCGCATGACTGGTCAGAACGTCTTGCGGAGCTTAAAGGTGCTGCCTTTGGCAATCCCCCGTACAGCCGCGCCAGTCAGCATGAGGGGCAATACATCACCGGCATGCGTTACATCATGAAGCATGCCAGTGCCATGCGTGATAAAGGCGGGCGCTATGTTTTCCTGATCAAAGCTGCCACCAGCGAAGTGTGGTGGCCGGAAGATGCAGATCATATTGCTTTTATTCGCGGGCGTATTGGTTTTGAACTGCCTGCCTGGTTTATCCCGAAAGACGAAAAGCAGGTGCCAACAGGTGCTTTCTTCGCTGGTGCTATTGCTGTTTTCGACAAGACCTGGAAGGGACCGGCAATCAGCTACATCGGGCGCGATGAACTTGAGGCATGTGGTGAGGCATTTCTGGCGCAGGTTCGCCAGCAGGCGGAAAAACTGGTCAGGGAGATGGTGGCATGAAGCTAATACTGCCTTTTCCGCCCAGCGTGAACACGTACTGGCGACACCCCAACAAAGGGGCATTTGCTGGTAAGAGCCTGATAAGCGAGGCGGGGCGAAAATTTCAGAGCGCGGCGTGTGCCGCCATCATTGAGCAGTTACGTCGTCTGCCGAAACCAACGTCGGCACCTGCTTCAGTGGAGATCGTGTTGTTTCCTCCGGATAACAGGATCCGCGATCTGGACAACTATAACAAGGCGCTGTTTGACGCCCTGACCCACGCGGGTGTGTGGGAAGACGACAGTCAGGTGAAAAGAATGCTGGTGGAGTGGGGACCGGTTATCCCGAAAGGGAAGGTCGAGATCACTATCAGTAAGTACGAGAAAACGGCGGGTGCAGCCGCCTGATCAAGAGGAGAAACGAAGTATGAATAATCTGATGGTCATTGATGGTATTGAAGTTCGTCGTGATGTTTATGGGCGTTACAGCCTGAACGATCTACATCGCGCAGCAGTAGCATCTGGTGCAAATGCCAGAACCAAGGAGCCAGGAAAGTTTCTTTCCAGCCAACAAACTGTTGAGCTTGTTCATGAATTGACCAACACCCAGAATTTGGGTGTTGACCCGGTGAGTGTGATTCATGGGGGAAATGAACGGGGAACGTATGTCTGCAAGGAACTGGTGTATGCCTATGCAATGTGGATCAGCCCGTCATTCCATCTGAAGGTGATCCGTACTTTCGACATGGTAACCAGCGCACCGGAAAAATTATCCGGACAGGCTGCTGACAAGATGCAGGCTGGTGTGATTCTGCTGGACTTTATGCGCCGGGAATTAAACCTGTCTAACTCTTCAGTGCTTGGTGCCTGTCAGAAACTCCAGGAGGCTGTTGGCTTACCGAATCTGGCACCGCGCTATGCCATTGATGCTCCTGCTGACGCGCCTGATGGCTCAAGCCGCCCCACGCTGTCACTGAGTGCACTGCTGAAGCAGTATGGTATCCGCCTGACAGCTAATCAGGCATATCACCAGATGGCGAAGCTGGGGATCGTTGAACAACGCGAACGATACAGTCGTACCGCGATTAACAACATCAAAAAATTCTGGTCGCTGACCGCGAAAGGCTGCATGTTCGGCAAGAACATCACCAGTCCTGCAAATCCGCGCGAGACGCAGCCGCATTTCTTCGAATCCCGATTCCCTGAGCTGTTAAAGCTGCTCGATACCGTTCATTGAGGTGACCGTGAGAGCACTACTGACCCCTGAAATTGCCCCGCGTATGGGGATCGTATTGTTCAGACCAGGTTCAGAGCTGATGCCCCTGTTTATGCAGGGGCGTGTCCTGTTGGAGCCTGAGCCGGAACGTTATTCATCTTTCGCCAGTGGTGCCGTACCGGCGGCATCACAACCGCTGGCGGATGATCCTGCCGTTCGGGCCGTGTTCCGCAATGAGGCAGTGATCCGTCGTGCTGGTGGCGTGGAATGTCTTGAAAGCTGGTTACTTCGTGAAAAAGGCTGCCAGTGGCCTCATTCCGACTGGCACAGCGAGAACATGACAACAATGCGGCACGCGCCGGGCGCAATCCGTCTGTGCTGGCACTGCGATAACCAGCTGCGCGATCAGTTCACGGAACGACTGGAATCAATGGCAACGGATAACTGTGCCCGCTGGGTGTTGTCTGTTGTGCGTCGGGATCTCGGTTTTGATGATAGTCACGTTGTGACAATGCCGGAACTGTGCTGGTGGCTGATTCGTAATGACCTGGCGGATGTCTTACCGGAAAGTGCAGCCCGTAAGGCACTGAGATTACCAAAGCCTGTTGTGCCGTCTGTCACCCGGGAAAGTGACCTTGTGCCTTCGGTTCCTGCCACCAGCATCATCCAGGATAAGGCAAAAAAGGTGCTGGCGCTGAAAGTGGATCCGGAGTCGCCGGAGTCTTTTATGTTACGCCCAAAACGTCGCCGCTGGGTTAATGAAAAGTACACGCGCTGGGTTAAGACGCAGCCGTGCGCATGTTGTGGAAAGCCTGCTGATGATCCCCACCACCTGATAGGTCACGGTCAGGGTGGAATGGCTACAAAAGCGCATGACCTCTTTGTGTTGCCTTTGTGCAGAAAGCATCACGACGAGCTGCATGCGGATACCGTGGCATTTGAAGAGAAGTATGGCTCCCAGCTGGAGCTGATATTTCGTTTTATCGATCGTGCGCTGGCAATAGGCGTGCTGGCCTGATTTTGTGGAGAAAGTTGATGCGTGATATTCAAATGGTTCTTGAACGTTGGGGGGCATGGGTGGCAAATAATCACGAGGATGTGGAATGGTCATCTGTTGCTGCAGGTTTTAAGGGATTAATTCCTTCGAAAGTAAAATCCCGCCCGCAATGTAGCGATGACGATGGCCTGATCATTAGCTCTGCGATGACAGTTCTTAAGAAAAAGGAACCGTATCAATACGAATTACTGGAAATGTATTATGTGTATGGGGTTACATTACGGGCGTTGGGGGTAAAACTGGGGATATCACTTAATCAGGTTGTTATCAGACTGCAGAAAGCTGAAGGGTTTATTGACGGTTGTCTGGCAATGTTGGGGGTATCTTTAGAAATTGATTGTTACATATAGTAATAAATTCAATCAAAGTAAATAATCATATTTTATAATAACCTCCTGATGATACCTGTTCATTGGGAGGTTATTATGGATAAAAATGTAGAGCATGTATTAGTTGATGCAATTGAAAATAAGCAATCTTTAACAGTCGTTTACTTAGGAGGGAGCCAGCCCGGAACATTAAGGAATATTTCTCCGATTAGTATAAATGGGGATAAATTGCGGGCAAGATGCCATAGTTCTGGAGCAGTAAAGGTTTTCAATCTTGGGAAAATACAGTTACCCAGTGACTCCTGCGCGGTATCTATGCACTATGGAGATTTAGAAGTTAAAGCTTATGAGACGATGCAGAGCGTAAATGACAACTTTCATGCCCTTTATCCTGAAGGACGATGGGGTGTTGATTTTAATGAGCATCGCTTTGCTTTATTTGATTTTTTTAAAAACGGGAAACGAAAAAAAACGGCATTTATGGCAATTGAGTTCAGGGAAAGAGATGAAGAGAAAATAATAACAGGTGTAACAATTGATATTGGTATATCTGGAACAGTGATTTCTGAGAAGTCCCGAATCCCAAAAAGACGACCATGGGTAGTGGTTGGTCCCGAACACGGAGAATACAGTACTTATTCAACTTTGGACAAGGCTGCTACAGCGTTTTTTGAGAGGCTTTCGTTGATAGCATCCGGCCTGGAAGATAATTGATTTTATGTTTGGTATTCAGAGTTCTCCGTGCTTAAGAAAGTCAAGATTCTAAAAATACTGAATGAGCTACTTGTGTTATAACAAAAATGCTATTAGTGTGTTAAGAGTGGTTACTTCGCCACACAACTTAAACCCGCCGCTGAGCGGTTTTTTTGTACCTGTAAACCTGGTGCAGTACAGTAAACACGCTGGTGGTCGTGAATACTGGCTTTTTATCTTGCTGGCTTTTTAGACAAGAGTTATTGGTATGTCACGTTAACCGGAAAGGGTAAAAAGACATGCTGAAACAGCAGGATATGACAGAAACCGCCAGAGTTGTGTTTGATGAATTAAGCGTTACCGAACCGGCGACAGTCGGGGAGATTGCGCAGAATACTTACCTTTCACGCGAACGCTGCCAGTTAATACTGACCCAGCTTGTTATGGCGGGTCTGGCAGACTATCAGTGCGGTTGTTACAGACGCCTTCAGTCCTGAAGGCTTTTTATTTGTGGTGAATGGGCGGCTGGTGGGGGGGCGACACCTGTCAGTCCTTTGCTTATGTGTTGATGATAATTTACCTTTTGGGGCTATAATTGAGCTAACCAATTGCTAATGAAAGTAAAATTATAATGGCTGTTGTCTGTTCAGTTATCATGGTTTGCTCCCCAATTAATATTTTTCTTGAAAAGGATACGTTGTCACTTAAGCCAGGCTCAGTTGTTCTGGCCACCAAATGCATCAGGGAGCTTTTCCTTATGCATTATGGCAAAGTTAAAATTGTCGATATAAGCGAATCCGTCGTAAGTCAATATCTGGAAAGTCAGCATAAGCTGACGAGGACTCGTCTGACTGACATTCCGCTTTACCTGTTGCTGGAACCCAACAATCCTGCGTTGGCTGCGGCTTTAATTACCAGCCAGGGATTTTCCGGAGAGGCCACGGATATGTTTCTTATGATGGCCTGCCTGTCTCTGTTTGAAACAGATGAACGGATGTCATTGTTTTTAAGTGGATGTTTATCCAGCATAAGTGCCAAAGTCAGGGCGATAATTCAGACAGATATATCAGCAAGCTGGACGCTTGGTGCGATTGCTCTACAGTTGCATATGAGTGAGAGTTTGTTAAAGACAAAACTGAAAAATGAAGGGGGCATGTTCAGTCGCTTGTTGCTGGAAGAGCGGATGCGTGTTGCTGTAAATATGTTATGTTCCCGGCATGGATATGGACAGGCTATAGCAGAAAAATGCGGTTATTCAAGCAGGTCCTACTTTATTTCTGTATTTCACCGCTATTATGGCTTCCCGCCAGACAGATATGTATCCAGGCAAGGGCTTGATTATTGATTTTCATCTGATTATTATTTTTTGGCTCGGCCCTTTAGCTCAGTGGTGAGAGCGAGCGACTCATAATCGCCAGGTCGCTGGTTCAAATCCAGAAAGGGCCACCATATTACATACCGCTATTAGCTCATCGGGACAGAGCGCCAGCCTTCGAAGCTGGCTGCGCGGGGTTCAAGTCCCCGATGGCGGTCCATTATCAGCATCATGCGTTGTTAGCTCAGTCGGACAGAGCAATTGCCTTCTAAGCAATCGGTCAGTGGTTAGACTCCACTACAACGCGCCACACTTATTTTCCAGGCTCGCTTCGGCGGGCCTTTTTTGTATCTGCGCCACGCCCGGCGCATATCAACCACAGAGCCTTTCGGGGGTGAGCTTACGGAGTGGTCAGTGTGACTTTCTCTGTGGGCAGATCGCTCCCGGGCGTTGGCTCACCCACCCAAAGGAACGTCACGATGTTTGGAATCTTCAAAAAGAAAACCCGCAGAGCGGCAGCGGAAATTAAAAAGTTTGAGAAACGCGATCTGGCACAGGCGGTGATTAACGCTGCATACCTGGTGGCCTATGCAGATGGTGAATGCGAGGCATCCGAGAAAGCGAAGATCGAACAGGTCTTACGTAATCAGCCTGCGTTGTCTGCGTTTACCTCGGAAATTAATGCGATTAGCGCAACCATTATCGGTCAGCTGGATACCAATTTTAAAATTGGTCGTCGTGCCGCGTTACGCGAGATTGAGGATGTGAAACACGATACGCGTGAAGCGGAAGATGTGCTGGATGTGGCGGTGGCCATTGCGGAGGCAGACGGCGAAATTGAGCCGGAAGAGCGCAAGGTGCTGGAAGAGATTGCCGGTGTTCTGGGTCTTCGTCTGGAGAATCACCTGTGACGGTAAAACTGCGCCTGGCTGTGGCTGCACTCCTGCTGTTTCTGGTGGTGATGGTGGATCTCACCAGCAGAATCATGTCGGTGCTGGCGGATGGGGTGCTGGTCTGCGGCATTGTGGTATTGCTGTGGCCGGTGATAAAAAGAAACAGCCTGCATAATGCTTGATTTTTTTATTTGCTGTTTATTAAAAACACTTCTGCATGGTGAATCCCCCTGTGCGGAGGGGCGATCAGCAACCAGGTATATGGGATAATCGCGGATTCAGGTGCTGATACTGAATTCACCGGGAGGCACCCGGCACCATGCTTTGCCACAAAAGTGTTGTTTCTGTTTTTCTCAAACTATCATCATTATCCCTTTATTTCCGGCTGCGCATGGCGTGGCTTTTTTTTACGACCAGCCACTGGCAGATGGCCATCCTGTAATTTGATTCCGGTTCCGGCTTTTTAACTCTGTTCCTGTACACGGGAGAAATTCGATGTCGATTAAACATTATGATGTTGTCAGGGCGGCGTCGCCGTCAGACCTTGCGGAAAAGCTGACACATAAACTGAAAGAGGGCTGGCAGCCGTTTGGTAGTCCGGTGGCCATAACCCCTTATACCCTGATGCAGGCGATTGCAGCAGAAGGTGATGTGGTGGTCAGTGGTGCAACTGAGCCGGAGTGGTACTACGTCATCGTACTGGCCGGGCAGTCCAATGCCATGGCTTACGGTGAAGGGCTTCCGCTGCCGGATTCATACGATGCTCCGGATCCGCGCATTAAACAGCTGGCGCGCCGCAGTACA